CATCATTAATTTCATGAGCCGTGACTGCCGAGATAAGTTCACATCCAGTTGAAGCAATGTAAATATTAATTACATCACCAACGCTGGATATCGGCAAACTGATCTGCTTAGCGGCCGAGTCACTTGTCACGATTGCAAGTTTAGTTCCCGCCGTGATAAGTCCATCAGTTCCGCCGCCTGTGGTAGCCGTGATAGCTTCAGTCGAACGATCCTGCAATGGGCCAGCCATCGCAGTAAGTACACCAGACGCGCCGATTGTAACCGATGCTGTATTTGATGCGCCGATTGTAATAGCTCCGTCTGTGCCTGATCCATCAAGCGCACCGCCGTTGATTGCAACCGCGCCGCCGTCTGCATCGCCGTTTGTACCAGCTCCACCAGCGATTGCAACCGCGCCGCCTGTGCCGCTTGTCGATCCACCGGCCCCGCCGATAACGCTTGCCGCGCCGCCTACACCAGTCACGCCCGCAAGACCGCCAACTAAAGTCACAGCCCCGCCAGCATTTGCTGAAGTAGTCGATGCGCCGCCGGTCGTGCTGACTGTTCCGCCCTGAGCCGCTTCGAGGCCAGCAATCGGCAAAGTTGAAGCAGTACCAGTGAGAGATGTAACCTCAGCAATTCCGCCAGCCACGACTTCAGCCGAACTAAGCGCAATACGTACGTCCTCTGTAGCGGCGGCTGTCGACGTCTGGCAGAATCCCATGAAGGTGTTACCGCTTGCTGTTGCTGTTGCGCAACCAGCTCCGGCAGTGCCACCTACTGAGTCGCCGTTAGCATCCCAATAAACCGCGTCACCTGCTACGATAATTTCGGCGTGCTGATTTACGTCAAAAATGCCCTTGACTGCCAATGCGCCAAGAGTTGATGCCGCAATATCCTCAGTTGCGATACCAACCAGATTAACCTGTACGACAACGTCGCCAGCATCGACCGCAACAGACGGCGTATAATCTACGTATACACCTTCCTGAATGTAAGTTCCTTGTGCCATGATCTTTTCCTCTTTTTAAGTTCTGGCGGTTATTTTCAAACCGCCGTTTTAGTTTTACGCATCAGCGCTTGAATAAACAGCGGCATCTTTGTTTGCAAATGCAACGGCAAAATCATAAACACAACGTGTCTGTATTCCGAGGTTGTTAAAATCTGCATCAGAAGATTCGATCATAGGAGCCTGCATACCGTTAAGGAAGCCAGCACTCATCAGCGGAATACCTATTGGGTTGCCGACCAAGAACCAAGTTGCCCCTGTACGATAGGAAGTGTCAACAGACTCATAACGATTTGCAAACGGGTTGCCGTTAGGATTCTTTGCGGTTGAACCCTGTACAAGTGTGGAGTTGTGCAACGTGCGAGCCGTTGCCCCTCCGGCCTTGCTAGTCAGTAACATAGTAGCATCTGTGCCAAGCGGGTTTCCGTCAACATCGGTAAGCGCACCAAATGCGGCTTCTGCGTTTCCGAGTCCGGTCAGTCCGAGAACAGTTGTAATTAAATTACCGTTATCAGCTGTGAAGTTTGCGGCGATTGCAGCCTGAAGAGCCGCCCAGAATTTTGTATTGAAAGTTCTGGCCGCCATGAATCCGAATTTTTTACCGCGTGAGGCAAACAACCCTAGATCATCGTTGATAAAATCCTGACGTGTAATAGCCAGCATTTTAGCATATGTTTTGAGCTGAATTGTCCGCGAGGTATCGCTAATTGATGCGTGCTTAATTTCTCCATCTGGAGCCATTTCGTCAAGCAATCCACCAACAACGTAATCAACAACCGTGTTAGATTTAAAATCATTGAGAGACATAATTTCCGTGATTTTTCTCCACGACTGTTCGATTGATCCAAACCCAGCGCCGATATGTTTATTTCCAATATTGGAAACAACATTAGAAACCGTTGCTGTGCTGAATGCAGCTCTAAGCATGGAAGCTGGGTCACGATGTGAAGCGTCGAGACTCTTGCCATCAATGGCAAGTGATGCCCGTACAATCTCAGTGATTGAGCGGGCGTGTACGTCCTCAGACTTGTTTAAGTCGTCGTCTTTAAACTGCCCCTTAATTACAGGTAGCCCTAAGTTGCGACAAGCTGCTGCGGAAATTGCATTGACTGTCATAGCCTTTGCAATAACATTGCGGTCTACAATGTTTGGAGCTTCAGGTCTTTTATCCTGAACACCATGAGCTTCAATCTTTGCGTCCTTTTCGGCGTTCGATGCTTTCAAGACTGCAATTTCAGTCTTGCTTTCGTTCCATCCCTCTTTTACGGCCTGTGCCATAATTTCAGGATTGTCTTTCGATACGGCCTTAACGGCCTGTATGCGATCGACTTCGATTTGGCTGTCCTTAACCGCTTCGGCCCTGACCTCTTCGGGGCTCTTGACGGCGGGAGTTTTTTTATCACTCATTTTTGTTCCCTCTTTTGAGTTGTGAGAAGCGGCAATGTCCGCGCTCGTTGTGTCATCCGCTCCAAGCGGTAGAATTGAAATTTCTGAAAGTTTGCTTTCGACTATTAGAGTAAACGGCCCCTGCATAGTTTGCCCGTTTACCTCCACGCTTTCGGCTTCAGGTATATCTCTGGTTTTATTAGGCTGTGCACCCATGCTGACCTGAAATTTATATCCGTTTTTCGCAAGTCCCTTAACTTTTTCTGTTGTTTCCGAACTACCCATAATTGAGCCGGTCGCCGTAATACTGTCGCCGATAACCACGCTGTCCGTCTGACCTAAAACGCCGTCTATACTGTATGAGTCATGAGCGTATAAAATCGGGGTTGCATCGTTGGCAGTCATGCCTTTAAGGTCAACCACAACCGCGCCCCAATATCCGACATTGATTTTTCCGCCGTTATAGACTTCCATTTTTACACTTGGTAATTTAGTCTCTTCACCCTCGAAAACAGCGGCGGCTTTGATAAAGCAATCGCCGGTCATGGTTATCATTTTTTCATCATGTTTTTTATTTTTAGGCATTGTTTTCCACCTCTATCGTTTCGGTTGTTTCGGTTGTCGATGTATATGGATACGGCGCTTTTTCAAGTCCTGCCTTTTCACGCGCTTTATTCCACATCACTTCACCGCTTATCATTTCATCAATTCGCTGTTGTTCTTTTCGCTGTGCGTCCTGACCTTGCTCGGCCCAGTAATCGCCTTTTGTAAGAGTACCGTTATTCAGCCTGCTATTGTCTGCATCCGCTTCCTTTTTCGGGTCAACATGTCCACGGCCTGCGTAAAACCAAAGCGGGGCTAACAGCGATTTTTCAATGGTTCGGTTTAAGGCTTTGAGTTTTGCATACTCTTCAAGCCACGCTCTGTAAATCCGATCTAAAACATCTCGCTCCAAGCCGTCCCTGTCTACGTCTATGCTTCGGTCGTAGGTCTGAAAATCTAAACGCCCGCTTGCATAGTTGTAACCGCTTGAATTTCCCATTGCCACATTTGCTGGCATATTCAAACACCGTGCGGCCTCGTTTATAATCTCAGCTTTAAATTCTTTGTATGTGTCTGTCGGTTGCTCGGCTTTAAATTGATCCATTTCCCAACCGTCCGGTAAACTCATAAGCTCATTGCGCGTCACATCCATTCTAACGGTCGGCTCGTCAAATTGAACGGCTCCCTCTCCGTCTGGTAGTAAATTGGTTTTAATGATTCCGCTTATCTCTGCGGCGCGTGTTGCGGTCGTGACGACGGCGGCCGTGTATTGTCTGACCTGCCCGAAAAGGCTTAGAGGTGCTACAATCTCAGAAACGCCGCGTACCTGTCCCGGCCTGTCGGAATCAAAGTAATGCAACATGAATTTGCTGGATATCCAGTTACCGGCGGTCTTTAATGATTTCAGGTTGCGATAATCGCCGGGGTGGCTTGTTAAAACTCTATAGGAAATTGGATTATTGAAGCGGTCAAATTTTATTCCGTCAATCTCGTTATCTTTTGCGGTAAAATAACCCTCTATCATATCGCATTCAAGCAACAGAATATCTAGCTTGATATCATTTTCAATGTACGGATTTGTTATCATCTGTGCGAAAGATTCGCCGTCTGTCGTTTTGGCCTTGCGCATTGTACGGAGTTTTGCGAATAGCCCGGTAGCCTTTGCCCATGCGGAAAAATCAAGTTCGGCCTGTTGCTGATCCGGGCTGTTGCCAAGCTGTATCTGAATTTTCGGCCCTATAACATCATTTGCAAGCGTTTTAACGATTCCGGCCGCGTAACTGTTATTTGCGACTTCGTAGCGGGCACGGTCCCTGATAATCTTTCGAACGCTGGGACTGTTGGCCTGCGCCGCGCTCAGTGAATCGGTATTGCTCCAGAGGTTAGCGTTTTCATTGGTCTTGCTGGCGGCATCGTACCGGCCCCTGATTGTGCGCCCGTTTAAATCGCCTGCCTTAACGATCTTGCGGGGGATAGGCTTTGATTTCGCTGGCTGTGTATAAGTTTTACGTGCCATAATGCGACGGCCCCCTTAAGGTTGCCCTGTGAAGTGCGGCAAATGGCGAAGCTTTGAGTGATTTCTGCGCTATATGTTTATCTGCGGCAATTACATCGGGAATGCGTAAGTTTGTAACACTGCCTGATTGAGAGGTGACAGAGCTTGGATTGTCTAAAAGCGTGTCAATTGTGGTGTCAATATCGTCAGAGTCGGCCATAAGTTCCCCTTTTGAACAACTTATGACACTATTTTATGTATGTTGCAAGGATAAATGTTAGTTTAGGCTAACTTTGTGTCACATGTGACACTTTTGGAATTTAGGCACGAAAAAACCGCACTGGTTAAAGTGCGGTTTATTACAGATTATGTTTAGATATCCATATATTTAAATCCAGCATATAGCTTAATAAAATAATTACACCCGCAATCTAGATCAGATTCTCTTATTTTGGTTTCTTTTCTTTTTTTCATAAGATAATAAGCTCTTGACCAAATAACTAAAGCAACTGCATAGTATCTACCGGGATATTTATCTGGCGTTGATTTTCCTTTTTCCCAATTAAAAATAGTTTTTTTTGATACACCACATATTACGGAAGCCATATGTGCTGAAACATCTAACCTTTTCATAATCTATTCCTTTGTTGTTTACTGAGTTTCAAACGTGCTGTAAGTCCACCCACAATTAGCGCATTGCCTGCGTCTTTGCCTCGAATTTCCGCATTGAGCGCGTGATCTAACAACGGTTGACCGCCTACATCCGCACTTAGGGCAAAAAGCACCCTTGCCTTTATCGCCCTTTTTCATAAATTCACTCGGCCATTTTCGGCGGTTTTCTCCTGCCATTATTTAACCCTCCTTTTTCGGCCCTTGTAAAAATTCTACGCAATCCATAACAAAACCACCAACGATTAAAATAATGAAAATTGATATTATGCCAGGGTCTGCTCCTTCCCATATTGGGCCTTTTAGTATTGCATAGCTTAAAATCATTGAACCCATTATTATCCATGTTCTCATAATTTATCCCTCATTTTTTGTATTGGTTATTTCTCTGTAAATCCTGTAACAATCGTAAAAGTCCCGACACCAATCAATAAATGCAATTACACATTTAATTAAATATCTGATTGAATCCCGTGCCTTTCGTATGCCTTTGATATAGTAGTTTTGTTTTTGCATATCATCTCCTTAGTTGCGCCTGTGTCATAATTCTGCGAGTTGGCTTTTTAATCTCAAGCCCAGCCGTGCCAATGTTGCCGATATACGATGCCCCGACAAAGGCCATGTTCAGCATATCCGCAAAATCGTCTTTGCCTGGATCTACCCGCCAGCTCCACATCATCTGAGAGCCTATCATTCCTTTAGCCTCTAGTTTTTTACGGCAGATATGCTCGGCAAATTCTCTGTGTGAGTGGCTTTTGAAAATTGTAGTGCCGCCGGGGGAGCCTGTCTCGCAAGTAAACGACCTTTGGGCAACTTCCCGCCAGTAGTCAGTATTCCATATCAGCCATTTTTCGCGGCGTTCCCGGCCCTCGAACCACTCTTCACCTGACTTTGTTTTTTTGCTCAGTGATTGCTTAAATGCTTTTCCCGCTCTGCCATAACTCACAATAACATTTAGGCCCAACAGATCGAGAGAAACCTCTGCCAGTTTTTTAACCGGCTTTGACTGTGCGCCGCCTGCATCAATTATCCAGTACTTAGGCTTACATGGATTTGCCGCAATCTCTCTGCCATGCCTTACCAACGCCTCATAGACCGCTATATGGTATTGGGCCTCGCTTAGATTCTTGCTTATCGGCAACGGGGCCTTTTCAAATTTTCCGTACCATGTAACCGCCGCGCTTTGATCTTTGCCGAATGCCACAACGCCTGAAGTTAGAGCATAGGCAGGGTTGATATCGGTTGCCGCGATAACAAACTGCGTCCATTCGGGTAGCTCGTACGGCTTGCGTTCCAGCACACGGCTCATTACTATTTCCGGTGTCAAAGTGTAAACGTCAACGCCGCGGGTAATAGGATTGTTCTGTTGCGCCCTGCTGAATACATCCTCGCCAAGCTTGTACCACTCACTCATGGCCGCGTCGATATCACACACATCTTTATCGGGATCAAATCCGTGTTTCCATGAAGTCTGCATTTTGCCTGTCATCATTTTTCGGTTTGCCTTGAAAAACTCAGCGGCCTTTTCTTTGCCCTCGTCAACCAGTAATTCCCGCCAGTCATCCCAATACCGGCGGGTCTTGCAATCCTTTTCGCTATCCCATGTTCCGCCGCTCGATCCATCCGGCCATACCTTAACGCGGCTGACAATGGTTGACTTCCAGTCCCGCTTATTTAAAAAATAACATGATACATCATGCTCGGCCTCTATCGTACAGGCCATTGCAGATACAAGCCGTTTCCGCCGGCCGCCCATTCCCATAAAAACATTCTCGATTATATCAACAGTCTCTTTCACTGCCTCGGATTTATGCGCCCGCTTCGGGTCTTGCACATCATCGAAAATCATGAAGTCCGGCCTTAATACAGTACCGTCTTTGAGTATTACATTTAGGCCTTTCGCGTCGCCTTGCGCTGATCTTGCGGCAATTGCCCCGATTGAGTTCGGGAATGTGATAATCTTAACCTCACTATCAACGCTTGCCCCGATCTTCTCCCCGGCAAACTCCCCGCCGCTTTCACCCCAACATAAATTTTTCAAGGCCGTCGCGTGTGTGGAGTGAATAAACGGAGCGCAATATTCAGGGTAGTCCGCCGCAAATTCTTTGGAGTCACACAATATATTCAGCCATGCTTTAAAGCCGCTCTTCGCATCTGAGTGCTTCCAGCCGACCAAAACTGGGAACCTGACTATTTTTTTAACAACCAGAAACATAGAGCATCCACGCAGGCAGGTAGTTTTCCCGTCACCCCGCGGCTGTGCCGTTACAACTCCCTGACCTGTCTTTGCCGCCGTGATTACATTTGCTATAAGTTCCTTATGGCCGTCTGAAAATGGGAACGGAAACGCGTTAGGCATATAATGCAACAGCCATTTCTCAGTGTTTTTCTCTAATCGCTTGCGCCTGTCTGGATCTTCAACCGCCGGTAGTTCGATCGTCCTTTCCTTCTTGCGCATCTTTTCTATGCGCTCCGAGCCTGACATAACTTTTCTAACCGGCTTGCTTTCGAGATACGCGCGGTTCTCAGCGGCATTGAACGGTCGGCCCAATAAATCAGAGATATCCTTTTTCATTGTGCCTGAAGCGGAGAGTTGCCTAATTTGAGTTATGGTTAGTTTTGGCATCTAGTCCTTCACATTTAAACAAAAACTCCACTCATTTCAACTCTCGGAAATGGCGTATCTTTTTCAGTTATTAAAACATTATCAATTCTGCAACCGTTAATCGTTTTACCCTTAAACATTTCAATTTCACGAACGGCCTGTTCTCGTAGTAGTTCAATTGTTTTTTGGTGCCTTGCTATTCCCATATAACTATAAATATATTCTACTACAACATCGCTCATAATTAACCTTCGGCCTTTCCGCCTTGCTCGTGCATGATTTTTGATAGTTCTATTATCTCAGTATTGTTAAATTCGTCAAGCTCAATAACCGTCTTGATTGTTTTGCGCATAAGTCGAGTGCGTGAGTTTCGGCCCAACTCCTCGCAAGTCCAGCCGGGAGGCACAGATACGACTTTGCCGTTTTTAAAAACACACCCAGGCATCGGGTTTAATTCGGCCGCTGTCGATAAATTAATTTTGCCGACAACAGTATTGACCGGTCCGTTTTCGTAGCATACTGGATCGCCAATAGTTATGTCTGTACCCACCTTTACTTCAGCCGTGCCTGTGCCGGTTATAACGCTTTGCCTTATATCGCTGTCTGTTTTCATTGTGTGCCTTTCTGGTTGTTAAAATATGCCCATCGTCATAAGTTCGTTTTTTGTCTCGGTCTGTTGTCCACTTGCCGCTCTACCTACCTGCATAATTTCGTGCTGAATTATTGCTTCCTGTTCTGTCATGCCGTGTT